TAGCCCTATCTATGCTCACATACTTTGTGGCATGGCAATAGTGTGACACCTGTGTATGACTTTGTGGATGATTTAGACTGTTTTGTTTATAACGATTAGATAACGTTAATATCTTCGAGGTCATCGATATGGTCATCGATAGTGCGCTCGGCGTACTCTGTATTAAGCCCCATAGTGTTTGCCTAATGCTGTAAATGAGCCATCCTTATTAACTGGCACCAGAGTCGGTGTCAGGGTCTTGCCACTAGCTTCTAGTATAGCAAAGCCCATCTGCCAATTAGCGCTTCCATAGCGGATATAAGAGGCTTTTTTACGATCCATAAGATTACCTACCTCTACGCCATATAAAGCCCTGTAATGGCCGTTTACGCCCTCTGAATAGGCACTAGCACCTAGTCTATGGCTATGCCCAGCAACTACTGATTTACCAAATTTCTTGGCTAAATTTAATGCGGTGATACCGGCATGTTGGCTCATACTTCCTTCATCGCCGTGGCACAAAACCCAGTCAGGATGGAATTCATAAGCTGTTTTGTGGTAAGTCATACCCATTTCCGCAAAGCCCATAAAGGCTGGGTACTGTAACTCAGGTAGATTGATTAAGCCAGGTACTTTTAATAAAGTGTTATAAAGGCGATCACAATGATTGCTCCTGATGATATGCATTTCTGGACTGTACTCACCGAGATCCCAAAGGACTTGCTTGCATAGTTCACGATCTGCATGTAAATCTTCTGAGTAAGCCAGAGGTGTGCCTTCAGCCCACTTGCTAATTGATTGAAAGTCCATTTCATCGCCGACCACCAATACAGAATCAAACTTCTCTCGCCTTGCTAATTTGATAACATTCTTTACAGCTGCCTCGTGATGATAGGGCACCTGTAGATCGGATATTACTAGCCAACGCTTAATCTTCATCCTCTTCAAAATCATCAAGTGGATTCTTTATAGGATCTTTACTATCTATGATCCAGTCTGGATAACTTGACCTATCCATCGCAAACGCTAAAGCTGTGCCTTCATCCATTCCAGATTTACGGCAGGCCATATAAACCTCATTAGCAGCTATAGCCCAGAAGTCTAACTTTGTAAGTACAGGTTCTTTAGTAGTCCTGCGCCTACGTGCAATCTTCTTTTTAGGTTTGCGTTTAGTAGCCATATTAAAATTATGACTTACTAATTAAAATAAAGAGATCATCGACACGCTTTTCTAATCGTGTTAATTGATCTTTCATACTAGAGCCACCATTAGGGCGTAACTCATTAAGCCAGCCTCTAACTAAAAAACGTAATCCTATTAGCACGCCTGATAGCACGGCGATACCGCCAGCGCCAACAGATGCCCAGTCTTGCAGGGTCATTTTTTAGGAGTTGCATACCCAAAGACACCAGCTAGTAATGCCCAAAGAATAGAGCGATAGTCAGCTGCGAAATTGGATGCTGCCCAGGCTGATAAAAATGCGCCTAGTGTTAGTACATATGGATTTTTCATATTCATATTTTGCCCCCTAGTAATGGGATATCGAATGGTCTACCATCGAGATCACCTAGTTTTGTAAAGCTACAATGCAAATGTTTTTTATGCGGGTTTATGCCTTTATATTTTCTCCAGCGCCAATTTAATATCTTCGAGCATATTCGCCCGTTATAGATGACGTATGATATGCGTGAATCCGACTTCGCTGCGATTCTGATCTGGTCAGCCAGATAAGGTGCGAGCCCATCGGATGGCTCCAACCCAGAATCAATATCAATTGCTCTGACCCACCCAAAGCTGTCTGGATTATGATCCGATTTTCTGGCGGAGTGACGGCTATCGCCCACCCACCCATCACTGGCAGTACGCCTATCTGGAAACCACGTATCAACTTGATCTCTTAACTGCACACCAGCTGCACACAATTTAGGCTTCATTAGGATTGAAATCGTGATCTGTGTTTGTGCATTCCCATTTAGCAGACTTAGCATTTAAAACAGCTTCTTCGTGGCATTTAGGTGGCATAAAAATATCTTCTAAAGGTAGGTAGGTATAACCTAAGCCAGCAAAGTTGCCACGTATCTTAGAGTTATAAGAAGTACGCTTAACTGTATAAGGCGTACCTTGTGCGTAATAAGTCTCAGTATCCAAGCCATCAATTAGCTCAGATTCATCTTTACCAACTATTACATTAACCACTATGTTGTTTTCTAGATATGCGTAATGTGCCATTATGCCCAACTTACTGTGTCTGATACGCCTGCAGCTGTAATCGTAGATACTTTATCTGATCCAACTGTAGATGTAGTTTGTGTTACTCCACCACTAAATGTTGCAGTTCTAGCGCTTGGGTATCTGAGTACAATAATTCCAGATCCACCAGATCCTGAATTGCCATCACCATCATCACCGCCGCCGCCTGATCCAGTATTCACTGTGCCATTTGTTTGTAGATTTCCACCACCACCAAATCCACCTGTTCCATTTGCTTTTCCGCCAGTTCCAATACCTGCTCCACCACCTGCATAAGCTAATGAAGAACCTGATATTGATGTTGCTACTCCGCCGCCACCATTTCCACCAGTAGTTGAATTTCCATCAACTCCAACTGCTCCTGCTCCACCGCCACCCCCTGATGTTGTCCAATTTACGTTATCTGTTGTGCCAGAGCCACCAGCAAAACCTTGACTAGCAGTTCCAGATCCACCTGCGTAACCTGGTAATGGGTAACCATATCCGCCGCCGCCTGATCCACCTGTTGCTCCTGCACCTAATTGAGTCGATGCGCCACCGCCAGTTGATGTAATACTAGAAAATACTGAATTAGAGCCATTAGTACCATCACCACTTGCGCCAGTTTTACCAGCACCACCAGCACCGACAGTTACTGTGTAATTTGTTGCTAAAGATAATGTTAAAGGACTTTCAGTTGTACCTGGTGATCCACCGCTTGCAGTTACTGTGCAACGTAAACCACCCGCACCACCACCGCCAGTCGCTCCGCCAGAGTTAAAACCTGCAGCTCCGCCGCCACCTGCTACAACTAAATAATCAACTGTAAATGTGGTTGGTAATGCTTCACCATTTAAAGCACCTGCAATTATGTTTAACATGTTAGGCGATAGCCCCAATTACATACCAAGCGTTAGCAGCAGTTTTTACACATACTGCAGATCTGTATTGTGCAACAGTTGGTGCAGCAGGTACAGCGCCAGCACTTAATACTGTAGTTGTACCGCTAGTTACTGCATCAATAGTTAAAGTTCCAACCCCAATGTTTAATACTGTAATAACAGTGCCAACTGCAAAATTATAAGTAGCATCAGTGGGCAATCTAAACTTTATGGCAGTTGCTTTATTCATAGGTATTAACTGTTGGTATTCGTCACCGCTTGCAGCTGTGTAATCAACTGTTTTAGCAGTTTGTACTGTGAAGGCTGGTAGTCCATTCCACATAGTGGAAGTAACTACATCACCGGTCGTGCCTGGAAAAGTTGGCATTCTATCTCCTTAATAAGATAAGACGTTTTGTCCTAAGACCCCGTAATCTACGTTGCCTAGTATAAACCCATCTATGACAGGTTCTAGCGTTGTAAACACTGTCCTAAAGGAATTAGGTGTAATGGTGTTTGCTACGCCAAAAATCTGCAAGGTTTTCTCTAGCTGAGATCCCCCTGGCTGGGTTGTAATAACTGTGATCGGATCAAAGAAATCTAGGTCTAGGGCAGCAAGAATGCCTGCGTTGTAATTAGCAGTGTATAGATCCAGTTCGATGGCATCGCATCGAATAGTGGTCTCAGCACGGCTAGCTACATAAGCACGAGCATAATCTAGGGCTACCGCATCGGTCTGCATTAGTAAGTCTTGTAGGTTATATGAGTGAATAAAATACTTATCAATAGATGCCTGATTGATTGCTGTCTGTGGTGAGCCGCCTGCACGGCTGATTTGGGCTGAATTGAAGATCAAGTTATCATCTAGTTTCCATACAGCATTGGCATAAGGAATACCTGTGCCATCATCTGCAAAGACTGTAGGTGTTGCACCTATTGATGCAGTAGCCGTTAATCGATCTTTAAACACAAACGAGCCATCAAAATCAACATAGATAGCGCCATACTCTGAATCGGCCACAGTCTGCATAGCACCTAGAGATGTACGTGCTGTGCCTGGGTCTGCTTGTAATGTAGTTTGACCTGCATCTATTTGACGCATTGTTGCTGGCCAGGCAATTTGATCTAATATCTCATTGATGCGTGTGCCTGATAGGTCGCCAGCACTAGCACCTGTCACTGTAGATATTTGTGCATTCTGGGCAAGTCTCATCGCATCTACAGCTTGTATGGTTGTGTAAGCAACCTCTGTTGCATCTTTAGGTTGAGTGTTTACATAACTTGTAATAAAGCCTGAAAAGATTGGATAAGTAGTGCCTGAATAGTTGGCAGTTATCTGCACTTTCTTCATAGGTGTTAGTAAGCCATAGTAAGGCCCTGCTGGATTGGTAGGGTTAAAATCGCCATTCTGATCTACAATGCGTAAGGTAAGTTGGCCAGTCTGGAATGTATCAGTAAATGAATTACGGCCTGTACTAGTTTGCACGTAATTAACTCGGTCAGATACATCAACAATTACAGCTACAGAATCAGCCAATACGTTTGTGCCTAGTATGCCAATATCTAACTGCATGGCCTGTGCAGTAGCAGGGCCAGTGCTGAAGTTAATTATTGCATTGATTGTTGGTACAGCCATTAGGTACCGCCAGATAGACCGCCTGCAGGTGTAGTACCACGGCCCATTTTGTTAATTCTTAATAAAGTCTCGTTGATTGTATCCGTCAAACTTTGTTCAGTTAATACTGATCCAGCCACGTTTACAGTTACTGGGGCGTACTCGCCACGTGATACACCGCCCATAGCAAAGGTAGCAGCGCTTGGTAATTGCATAGCACCGCCAACGCTTTGGGTAGGCACGTTGCTAATGTTTTTGTAAGCATCTGCGTATTCGCCACGCTGGACTGCACCCATAGCAAAGTTTGAAAATGCATCGGCTGATAATGCAGCGTTATTCATAGACCTAGCCAATTGATTTGTTTGAAACGTTAATTCCGTATCTGCTAGATATTGTTGCGTTTTAGCTGCGTTGCCATCTAAAATTGCTAGCTTCTCGGCAAGACGTGTGCGGGTCTCTTCATCGGTAGCCTGATTAAGTGCAAGCATTAAGCCTATGCGCTCGGTGTCATATTTAATTTTTAATGCTTCTAGAGCATTTTTCTCTTTTAATAATTTTAGTTCTGTGGCACGGGCTTTATTGCCTTTAATAATTGCATTGGCACGTTCAATATCTTTTGTGGCGCTGGATCCTAAATCATAGGTAAAGTTAGAAGTTGCTTTAGGTGTAGACATTGTGCCTAGTCTGCCCACAAGATCGAATATATTGCCAAAAGTAAGTAAATCTATTAACTGTTTAAATCCAGTAGTATTACGTAAGGTACTTAACGCTCCTGCTAACTCACCAATACCTGTAATTACATTAGCAATACCTGTAGCAAAGGTGGCCATATCATCGGCTAAATCTTCAATGCTCTCATTTTTGCCTAATTTTGTTAGCGCTTCAAGCAAACTTTTTCCAATAATCTCACTAGCATCGGCACTGGCTACTTTTAATAAATCCATCTTGCCTGCGTATGTATTTAATCTAGCTGCTGCTTGACCGCTAAACTTCTGATTTAATTCACCTAGAATTTTGTCCATATCGCCAGTTTTTAACGTGGCCTTACTTATTCCTGCGCCTAATCGACTAAGCCCTGCAGTATTGCCTGAGAATGCACGTGTGAGTGCTGCGCTTACCTCGGTAAGTGATTTACCTGTGGCTGCGCTAATATCTAAAGCTGTATTTAATGCTTCTTGGCTTTTAGTAATAGATCCAGTAACAGTCAGTAATTGTTGGAATGCTGGGCGCAACTGGTCATCAAGTACGCCAGTTACTCGCTGTAAATTGTTTATGTATGCTTCAACAGCAGGTGATGCAAATGCAAAGCCAGTATTCTTTAATTGTAATTCTAATGATTTAGCTGCGGCTTCGTCAGCTGCAAATGCTTTAATTGCATTCTTGCTGTAGTTGAGTAATGCGCTAGCACCAAACACTCCAGCAAAAGTTCTGCCTAATTTTTTTACTTGTTTATCAAATGCAGATATTTCTTTTTTGCCTCTAGCAAGCGCTTTACCATTGAAAGTTGCTGTGGCTGCTACAAATATATTGGCCATTACGCTGCCCTCTTAGTTTTGATTTCGGTTTTCTTGTTAAACTCCACAGCTGAATTATCTATTGCTTTTAAGATTGCTTCATATACCTTTAAGCTATCTTGTGACCAAGCCTTGTAAATTAAACGCCCTTTAGTTTTACGCCCACCACTACGAGCGCCAGGTATTTTAGGTTGAGATGTAACTGGCTCTAAGGCACCAATAAATTGTTGGCTTGCAAATGGATTATTAGACTTAAATTCTTCAAATGCTTTGCTTCTAGCAGATCGCTTGCTATATGTACCACCTTGACCTGCGGAAGTTCTAAACTCAAATGGCGCTCTGCCTTGTGGATTTAAACGGCCAGCGGTCTCGTAAATAGATCCTGCTCGGCTTACGTTGTAAACATAATTGCTTACTTTAAATCCATTTCTTAATGTTTTGTTTTCTCCAGGATTGTAACCAATACCACCTAATACTGCTGCTGCATCATATTTAGGAAATGGTTTGTAGGATACATTCGAAGATAATGGTTTAGTCCAGCCTGATAGGACTGCATTGTTGCTGGCCACAAATCCTCTAGCTTTAGTTGCTACGCCACGCATTAAAGGATCAATAACAGTTCTTATGCGTTGGCGCATATCTTCATCAATAAAACTTAATCCCGCTAGGACATCTTTAACGCCTACGACCTCTACTGGCATTTTTGATCTCCTTAGCTCTGTCTGTCAATACCTGGATTATTGCTAGATACATTTCGGTATCCATATCAATAAACTCTCTAGGCGGTATTCCAGTCTCTACTGCTAATTGCGCAATAGTGTAAGCAATAGAATTCCGCTCAGTTATTTTTTTTCTTCGTCTAATACCTCAACAGTATCTAGAGTGTCTATGAACTCTGATCCCCATAAAGGTATCTGTGCGCCAGCCCTGCGTAAGCATTCATAAGCCAGCCAGAATATCTCTGTTTGACGCTCATGCTCACGCAAGACTTTGCTAATTCCTGATCCGTACTTTAATTCAAAAGCGTACTCGACACCTGGTGTTATCTTGTGTTCAGATACTTCACCATTAGCCCTTGTTATCTTTAGCTTTGCCATTGTTACTCCTTAATTAAAATGCCACCGATGGTGACACTGTTACTGCGGAGTTTACTGTAAAGGACAGACTTGATGTTGCAACCTCAGCCACGCCACCTTGACCGATTGGGGTTAGGTTGTTCACCAACACTGAGAATTGGTATGTTGGGTTAGCTGCTGATACTGCAGTGCCTTTAACAGTAATTACTGATACTGCCAAAGTTTGTCCAAAGGCTGCATTCAGTGTCTGCATTACTTGGCTTGATGCCCACTCGTTTAAGAAGTCAATAGTAAATGTTGCTGATTGTAGACCTGCAACAAACTTATGTGCGCTATCGCCCATCGCTGTTACTTCTAGCTCATCAACAATCTGATTGATTACAGCGTTAGTTACATAAGCGCTGATATCGATTGAAGGTACTGTAGGTGCAGCAGCGGTAGCCAACTTAACACCAACGTTATTATTTAAATAGATTGCCATTGTTATTCCTCATCTTTCTTTGTTTGTGCAGTTGGTTTTGGTGCGTCTTGAATTTGGCCTGTCT